TTAGACGCTAATGATCCAGGAGGAGAACACGAATGAGTTTAAAGCTCGTAAAATATAAAAAGAAAGAGTGGCAAAATGTTGCTGATTGTATTAGAAGTGACCAAGTACCAGCTTTTGAAGTACAATTAATATTAGATACAAATCCAGACTTTGCTAAATGGTACAAGAAAAAATATTTAAATAATGATACTCGTAGACCTTAATCAAGTTTTAATATCAAACCTTATGGCACAAGTACGTGGTAAAGGTGATGTTAAACCTAATAAAGATATGATAAGGCATATGGTGTTGAACTCTTTAAGAGGTTTCAACGTCAAATTCAAACAAGAATATGGTACTATGGTATTATGTTCAGACGCTGGTGATCCTTGGCGTAGAGATTTTTTCCCAAACTATAAGCACAGTAGAAAACAATCCAGACTAGATGGACCTTTTGATTGGGATAATATTTTTAAGATAATTACTGAAATCAAAAATGAAATTGCTAAAAGTTTTCCATATATTGTTATGTATGTAGAAAACTCCGAGGCAGATGATATAATAGCTACATTAGTTAAATTACAAGAAGAAGATAAGTATGTTATTGTTTCAGGCGATAAAGATTTCATACAGTTACAACATTATGGTAATGTATATCAATGGTCACCATTTTTAAAATCTTACATTGGTGAGCAAGAGGATCCAGTCAAATTTTTAAGAGAACAGATTATAAAGGGTGACCGATCAGACGGTGTACCTAATATATTAAGTCCAGATGATGTGTTTGTAACAGGCATAAGACAGAAACCTATTACAAAACAAAAATTGGAAGAGTGGTCAAATGTAGATAATATACCGTTAGGTTCAGAAACTAGAAAATTCTTTAATAGAAATAAGAAGTTGATAGACCTAACTCAAATACCAAAAACGATTGAGGAAAACATTATAAATAGATTTAGAAGCTATAAAGTACCAGACAGGTCGCTCCTGTTACCTTACTTTATAGAAAATAAATTGAAGTCAATGATTGAAAATATTAATGACTTTTGAAAACATACGTATGGAGAATAAATTATGGTAGAAACAAAAGACAATCCAAATCTAATTAGTAGAAAAGCTATGACAGCGATGGCTAGTACCTCAGGCACTAGTGGTGAAACTGTACACGAGATTTTTACTAAAATCAATAACGCTAAAGATAAACCTAAAAAGATTGAAGTATTAAGAAGATACGACCAACCTTATTTGAGAACTATCTTAAAGGCGGCTTTTGATCCTAAAATAGAGTTTGATTTACCAGAAGGAACACCGCCTTATATAGCTAATGAGGCACCAGTTGGTACTGAACACACTTTATTAAGAGCAGAATCAAAAAGATTGTACCGTTTAGTAAAAGGCGGCGACAATACAATTAATAGACCTAAAAAAGAAATTATGTTTATACAAATATTAGAAGGCTTACATAAATCAGAAGCTGAAGTTTTAATAAATGTTAAAGATAAAACTTTAAACAAGGCCTATAAAGGTTTAACTAGCGAAATGGTAAAAGAGGCCTTTGGCTGGAATGACAATTTTATGAGAGAATCAAAGTAAAAAACTCATATTTTGGAGGGTGTGTCAAATTGCACCCTCCACACACATCAAAAAACTCTTATTTTTCAACACTTTTTAACGCTTGACATTGTAATCATTTTATGGTATCCTAAATAATATAAGGAGATATATTATGAAAAAATACTTGATGATGATAGCGATAATACTTACGACACTATGGTTTAGTCTAACGAGTTTAATGAACTCAGCTATGGCTAACGATTATAACAAAGCTGTAATAGGCCACGTTATACAAAGTAAAGTTAATGGTACAAATGTTGATGTTAATAAGTTGATGGAACAAGAACTTGAAAAAGTTGCTCATCAATTTGCTTTACAATCAATTGCTATTCTACAACAATACTTACCTACTGTTTTAGAAGGCGCTTTGGCAGAAATGAGATTAAAAGCTGACAAAGATTACAAATGTGCTTTATTAAAAGATAGTAAAATCAAAGACGATTGTAAGTAATCTATATGAATATTTTTGAAAAGATACATAGTATCTTACAGGTGATTTATACATTTATACCACAAGAACTCTTATTAATATTATTAGCGGTTCTGTTTATGGTTTTATACGATTTTTTTAGAAGGACAATAAAGAAATGGATAAGTCAAAAATTAAAAGAAAACTCAAAAGAGAACTAGTGTCAAATAGGAAGTATAAAACAACCTATAAAGACATTAAGTATTACTTTAATCTTATTAATAGGTCGGTGTTTAAAAACAAACTATCACCTTTTAATGACATTAAAATAAAAAAGATTTATAAAGATGAATCTAAAAAGTATTGTTATGGACAAGTTATTGCTTGGGAGTGGCGTAGAAAAGGCACAAGAGTTTATCATTTAGAAATGTTGCCTTACTACAGAAATAAAAAAGAATTTGTGGACACATTAGGACACGAAATGGTACATCTATATCAAATGGCCAATGTAGGTGATACAGGAAATCATAATAAGTTATTTTATAGTTTCCGACCAAAGTTAAATGAAATAGGCCTTGATTTATAATATGAAAGAACATAATGAACAAAGTGAAAAGACAAGTAAAAGAACTAGACCCATATCTTAGGTCTACGATTGGTGAAGCATTAATACAAATAAGAGAACTAGCAAAACCTAGTAATCTACCTGGAACACAAAGAGTATATTATACTGGTAATTGGGTAAAAGATATTCATAATAATTATACTGATAAACAGGCACAAAAAATATTTGATAACGTAGCTCAGTATAGAGATAGATTAGATTTTTTTCAAGTAAAAAGTGATATTGTTTATGAAGATGTTGATGAGTCACCTATACAGGCTTACGACTATATAGCGAGGGTTAGGGTTTAGTGAGAAGTAGTAAAAACAAAGTATTAAAAATTATTTCTTTATGTATGGTTACTTTATTGATAACCTACATCACAGGTACATTTTTTCCTAATCCATACACCAAACATTTAATTAAGAAAGATATTGAAACTTATTATACTAATTGGGCAAACAATTTAGGTTTACAAGAACCTGCTTTTGAATATAATAATGACATTCAATTTATATCTGCTGTTCGTAAATGTGTTGATTGGGTAAACTTTGAAACACCACGATTTGAAAGAGTGCCACTTGAAATGGTTGTTGGTATGGCCGCTTTAGAATCTGGTTGGGGTACAAGTAGATTTGCTTTAGAGGGTAACAACCTGTTTGGTATTAGAACTTATGATAAAAACGTACCACATATGTTATTAGAAGGCAAATCAAAATGGCGAGGTTGGGGTGTTAGAAAGTTTAAAACTAAATGTCAAGGTGTAAAATTCTTTGTTGAACTTTTAAACAATCACCACGCTTATGAAGATTTTAGAAAAGAAAGAAATAAAATGCTTTTATTTAATGAAGAATTAGACCCTATTAAATTAGTTGACCAGTTAAAAGCATATTCTACCACACCTGATTATACAGAAAGAGTATCTTACATTATTGAAAAGATAAGAAAACAGGAAGAAACTGTTGCTGAAGTTGAAATTGAAGTAAAACAAGACTCTCACGTAAAATCAAAAACTAATTAAAATCAGAAAGATAAATAATAATACTATGTTTTTAACACTACTAACTTTTTTATCGGCAATAAGTATATCTATCATAGCGGCTGGTTATTCTATAATAGGTTTAGCCACACTATTTGCTGGTGCTGTTGTGCCAATTATAGCTATGGGTACAGCACTAGAAATTGGTAAATTAGTAGCCGCATCTTGGCTCTATCAAAATTGGAATACAGACGTACCAAAACTCCTAAAAACCTATCTGTTTATAGCCATCATAGTTTTAATATTCATTACATCAATGGGTATTTTTGGTTTCTTATCTAAAGCACATTTAGACCAAGTTAAACCTACATCAAGTAATACTATAAAAATTACAACTATTGATAATCAAATTAAAAGACAAGAGATAATAATTGATAGATCAGAAAAAACTCTAGCACAATTAGATAAGTCTATAGAAGTTTATTTAAATAATGATTATGCTACAAGAGGTTTAAAAGAACGTAAGAAACAGGAAGAAGAAAGAACAGAATTAAACAATGCTATTAAAAACGCAAGTGATGAGATTGCTAAACTAACTAATGAAAAAGCAAATCTACAATTAGAACAAGATAAGATAGAGGCCGAAGTAGGTCCTATTAAGTATGTTGCTGAACTTATCTATGGTAATGAGGCTAAAAACTACTTCAATGAGGCTGTTAGAATAGTCATATTGATATTAATATTTGTGTTTGATCCTTTGGCCGTACTGCTATTAATAGCGGCAAATATATCACTAAGACAATGGCGAATGAAGAAGTCATTAACTAAAGTAAATGAACAAGAATATCTACAAAAAAGAATTGAAAAACTTGAAAAAAGAAACAAGAAATTAAAGGGTTACCAAGGCCTGGTTAAGGAATTTGGTGATGATCCAGATGAAATCAAGTTAAAATTGAACCAGATAATGGATTTAAATGAAAAAAAGTAGGCTTGACAATCTATAAGAAAAGTGATATATTATTATAATGTGGAGGATATATGTTGACAAGTAAAGATATAGAAAGAATATTTAATTCAAAAGAAGTCAAAAGAATAGATAATGCTCGTAAGACTTATAAAGAAGCAACAACTGATTGGGCTAAAAAATATTGGTATAATGTATGGCAAAAATTAAATATAAAATATAAACCATATAAAAGAAAATTTGACGAGGATAAAGATTAATGAATATATTTTATTTAGATAAAGACCCTATTGTAGCTGCTAAAATGTCTTGTGATAAACACGTTGTTAAAATGATTTTAGAATCAGCACAAATGTTGTGTACGGCTCATAGAATTTTAGATGGTGTGGAGTATTATGATAAGACGGCTAATGGTCGTAAAATTAAAAGATGGAAACATCCTAATTCAAACTTAGAAGCTATCTTATACAAAGCTAGTCACGTTAACCACCCTAGTACAAAATGGGTTATGGATAATATTTTTCATTATACTTGGTTGTTTAATCATATGTGTGCTTTAAATGATGAATATAAATTGAGATACGAACACACAAAAGACCATATGACTTTAACTAAATTAAAAGACATATTACGTCATACACCTAAAAATATTCCAGTTAATAAAGTTGGTACTGATCCTACACCTGCTATGCCAGATGAATGTAAAGTACCTGGCAATTCAGTAGAATCATATCGTAAATATTACATTATGAAAAAAAGAAGATTTGCTACCTGGAAATCACCAGCTGAAATGCCTGAATGGTATAAAGAGGGTGTTATATCAATGGGCAAAGTAAGTCCCGAACACGTGAGGTAATATGTTATTTGAAGATGAAACAATAGTGATAAGTAGAGAACAATCAAAAAGAGCAAGGGACGAAAGATTAGCTTCAGAAAAAGGTATGATTAGATTATACACACCTACGGAAGAAGATATATTAAGACAAGGATTAAAAGAATCAGAAATGGAGGAAAATCAAAATGTCTAATTTAAGAGAAGCTCTAATAAGAGCTGTAGAAAAACACGCCGAAGGTCATATTGAAAAACATAGATTGAATGTTGAAAATATGTTACAAAATTCAGTTGGTGTTGGCGAACATCCAGATATTATAGAATCTGTTGAAAAAGAATTAAAGGTAATTGCTGAATATGATGACCAATTAAATACATTAAAGAAATATTTTAAATGAAAAAACTTATAACTAAGATAGGACAATTACATAGTAGATTATTTGCCTATGTATCAAAAAAGGCAAAAACATCTACTTGGTGGGCTGTGTTATTAACATTTTTGGTAATCTATGAAATTATTGAGCACATAGTTTATCCTATTTTAGTACCATATTTAATCTATTTACAATGGTGGAAAAACTAATGCCCTTATATACGTTTTTAAACAAAAAAACTGGTAAGGAATATGATGAAATGATGACAATTGCTGAAATGGAAGAGTATTTGAGTAAGAATACACACATCCAACAGGTTCTTAAAGGTCTAAATATAGTTAGAGGAGTTTCTGGAATAACACAAAAGACGGATAGTGGATGGAAAGAAAATTTAAGTAGAATTGCTGAAGCTCACCCTAAAAGCTCTCTAGCTGAACGATATGGTAAAAAAACCATTAAACAATCCAAAACAGAACAAGTATTAGCAAAACATAGAAAAAGAAATAGAGGTAAATAATGGCTGATGATATACCAGATTATATGCGAGGGTTTGATCTCAACGAAGATTGGGGTTTAACACCTGTATCAAATATACCAAAAGAACAAACACAACCTGCTATTGATCCGAGTTTAATAGAAAACTCAAATTTAGAATTATCAAAAGTAAAATCAGATGTTTCCGATATAAAATCTATGATGAATGAAATTATGCAAATAGTTTCAGAAAAAGAAACAATCACAAAAGAGATAACGGAAGAATCAATCAATCAAAGATTTAAAGATTTAGAAAAGATTATGTTACCTTTTTTATATAATCTTTCTAAAAGCGACGAGCCTTACATTCATTGGCCAAATAGAGGTCCGATCATTAAGGCACAAATAGAGAAAATCTTAAAACTAACAAGAGGTTAATATGATAGCACAATACGTAAAAGCAAAACATAAAGAGCTCAAAGGCAAAGTAAATGGAGTTGAACAAGTTAGAAATAATGACAGATCAAGTTATAGTTGGTTACAATTAAGAGAACTCAAAAAACTTAAACTTAAAGCAAAGGATAAATTAAATGAGATTAAGCAAAAGCTTCACGCTTAACGAAATGGTAAAAAGCCAAACGGCTGAACGAGAGGGTATCAATAATAACCCTAGCGAGTCACAAATCGAGGCGTTACAAAGATTATGCGAAAACATTTTACAACCAGTACGTGACCATTTTGGTATGCCAGTTACGGTATCAAGTGGGTTTCGATCCGCACAATTGTGTACAAGGATTGGATCATCCATAAACTCACAGCACGCTAGTGGTCAGGCGGCCGATTTTGAAATATTTGGAATTTCTAATCAGGAATTGGCTCATTGGATTGATAAGAACTTAGATTATGACCAGATGATTTTGGAGTTTTGGAATCCCGAAGATAAAAACAGCGGGTGGGTTCACTGCTCCTATAAGAAACCTGAAGAAAATAGAAAAGAGTTTTTACGTGCTTACCGTGATAGTGATGGTAAAACAAAGTACGAAAAATACTCTTATATCAAATATGCTAATAAAGAACCTAGCAAAGATGAATTAGATAATATGATGATGTCAAAAGGCATTTAAAGCTTGACATTTTGTTAAACAAGTGATATATTGGAGTTATTATGGCTAAAAAATTTAATTTTATTGATTTGAATAAATCATTACTTCCTAAAACCAAAGGTATGAAAATAGATGGTTTTAGATTTTATAATATAGACGGAAAGAACTACCCCTCGGTAACAACCGTATTGGGTATTCGTAAAAAAGAAGAACTTCAAAAATGGCGAGATAGTATCGGCGAAAAGGTCGCTCAATGGGAAATGGGTAGAGCGGCTCGTAGAGGTAAAGCTACTCACACACTTGTTGAACAGTATCTAAAAAATGAAACACCTAGTATTAGGGACGTATTACCATTAGGTTTATTTAAATTATTAAGACCTTATGTTGACCAAGTAGATAACATACATCTATTAGAAGCCATAATGTACAGTAAAAAATTAACAATTGCTGGTCAAGTAGATTGTGTTGCTGAATACAATGGTAAATTATCTGTCATTGATTTTAAAACAGCAAACAAAGAACGACAAGAAGATTGGATTGAAAACTACTTTTTACAAACTTGTGCTTATGCTCATATGTATGAAGAAACCTTTAATACGCCAATAGATCAACTTGTAATTTTACTAGCTAGTGAAGATGGCACATCACAATGTTTCATTAAAGACAAAAAAGAATATGAACAAAATTTAATGACTTCTATTAATGACTTTTATAAATATTATGAAGAATTAAATAAAGATAAAGTCAAAAGTACGACATAAATTAAAAAGGTGATTTAAACTTCCTACTTGCGACCTCAACAGCTAAAGGGGAAAATGAAAAAATTAATAATAGCAATAGTATTATTGTGTACAACTGTATTTGCTGACCACGAAAATGGAGAAGACAACCAAGGTTTATATTGGAGACAGTTACCAGTTGTTTGTGGCGAAGCAAGTGTTGTTGATAGTTATATAGAATTAAATGATTTTGAACCAGTTGCCGTTAGTTTGGGTAGAGAATCATCTAAACCAGAAGGCGAACCTGTTTTTATGGTAACGTTTTATGCTAATAATAGAAATGAATCATTG